TTTCCGAAACGCGCACCCCCCCTGCGGGGGGCCCCGCGCGACTATCGAACCGTTAAACCCTCTCATATTTTTCCATAGAACATTCCACCTAATGGGTGGTTATGGATGTCCTTATGGATGTCTCTGTTCTACTTCTTCTTCTTGATCTTCAGTCTCTCAGGAAGTTTCTTCATGTTTGGAGTCTCCTTGGCCCACCTCTTTGCCATTTCAGGATCCTTGGCAAACATGAACCTCTGCTGTGCCTTGCTCTTGAAAGGCATCAGTACTTCTCCTTGTAGCTCTTCATTTTCTTCTCTTTCTTCTCTGATTTAGATCCTTCCTTCTTCTCGTGCTTCTTCCCATGGATCTTGAGTTCAAAACGCATACCGTTGGTCTTCTTCTTCATGGCTTCCTTTATAATGGCTCTAGGATGGCCTACAAGGCTTCCGGAGCATCTGGCAGGGTCTGACTAGGGGGCCAGTCCTGAGGGTCTGTAATGCGGTTTTCCCACCCTTGACGGAGACGATCAACAAACCACGGATTCTGGAAGAAGACAGCCATCAGGGAGACCTCCAGAGTCCTGACCTGAGACTCCTCAAGGTTGAGTCCATAGATGTCCGAGATCATCTCGATGGTCTCATGGAGGATTGTACTGGTAAGAACTTCTTGGTTCAGTTTCTTACTGACCTGTATCTCTGGATAAGGGTAGAAGAAGAACTGACCAAAGTCACCTTCAGGCATCTCTGTGACAACCACAGGGATCTTGTAGGTGTTGAACAGGAGCTGCATCAGCGGCTGCCTTTCTTTCGATTGGCAGTCCTAGACATGATCTGGAGGTTGTTGGGGTTGTTGTTCATGGGGTTGCCATCCTTGTGATCAACCTCCATTCCGTCCCCCTTGCGCACCCTTCCCTGACGGATCATCAGCCTTCTAGCCTTGTCCCTGTTTACCCTGTTCCTGATCTGCTCGGGACGGCCATGGTATTCACGGTATTCCTTCTTGTAGTCTCGGGGTTCTTTGCGGGGCATAGTTCACCAAGCCTTGCAGGACCAGTAGCGGGCCTTGGTCTTAGGACCGGGATTGTCACAGTTGTGGCGAGCCCTGAAGCTCTTTCGACGGGCGGGGATGTTCTTCTTGATCGTCATGTTGGGATCCCCGAAGCGGACGATCTTGGTCTTGTCTCCATCCTTGACGCACACGGCTGACTTCTTGGGTCCACCGGGAGTCTTCCACGGGACATTCAGTTTCTTGCCTTCGCATGGGCTTGGCATTTGAACTCCTTGCACATCTCAAGAACCTCGGGGTCGATTGTTTCCCGGAGAAGACGCATCCCACGGGCCAGATCCGTTGCTGTCTTGATTCCGCCGTTGGACTTCAGGTGGTCCTCGTACAGCAGGATCACGGATGCAGCAAGTATGTGCATTTCATCTACATCCATGTATCCCCCTTGGGTTTGTATCCGATGGCGTGTTCCATAAACCGCTCCAGCTCGATGTCCAGCATCCTTTCCCTGTGATCCGACATCTTCCGGTCTGCATCCTGAGCCATCCTGTCCACCCAGAATCCAACGGCCATGCTGAGGCAGTCGAGGCGGTCATCGTGGGCAAGTGAACCCTTGTTCCTGCTGATTCGACTGAGCTGCCAGATGAGGGAAAACTGGAGAGCCTTCTCGCTGGCGTATGCCTTGGTCGATTCGTAGTCGTTCCTGATGACACCGACATCAACGACCAGCCTGTGCTGGCACAACACTGGTTCCAGTGTGTCGATGATCCTGCGTTCCTTCTGGATGTTGCTGCGGATCTCCTCGGTTGTGCAGGGATACTCCCGCATCAGGTACGGCTTCAGGAGCTCAGTGAACATGCCGTCACCGAAGTTCGACTCCACTAGGATCAGGTTGACCTTGCTGTCCTTGGCCACGGATGTCAATTTCTTCATTACCTCCTCTCCGTAGCCACCAGCAATGCCTCCACAGGCCGTCACATACAGGAAGCCATTCAGCATCTTCACCACGCAGAAGGCCGTCTCGTCGCCACCACGGCCCGCAGGATCGATTGCCATGATCCCACCCTCGTAGGGAATCCACTTGCCTTGAATCTCCATGGGGGCGTAGAAGCGGTCTCCGTTGAAACCAACGCATGGGATGTCCTTGACGATGTTCGTCGTGTTCATCGCCCAGATCGGCTTCTCCGGTGCATTCTCCTGATTGAGACCGAACACGATCAGGTCGTTGATCTTCAACGGATACCTGTCCGCATCGCTCAGGGTGGAATCCAGCATGAACTGGAGGGCAAATCCCGTCCTTCCATATGAAGCCTCCCGTTCCATCAGGTCCATGGCGTCGAACCTCATGGGATCGGTCGGATCTCCTGTCTTGCCGTTCCTCAGCATCGGAGCCAGCTTGTCCCCGAAGGCCACCCTCAGCCTGTCCTCGGGGAACTTGGCTGGCCACACTCTGGTCTCGTATCCCTTGGTGGCTAGGCCGTGGTAGATGCTCTGCTCCGTCTGGGGAGTACCCAAGTAGATGATCTCCCCACCCGGCTTCAGCACTGCCTCGAACTCAGCTGTGCTGGTCAGCAGCTTGTCCCTCATCACGGCAGTTGCCGAGTTGTTCAGGGACTCCACATCGTCCGCGATGATCAGGTCTCCTCTTGACCCGGTTATCTGGCTTGTTATTCCTTTGGAGACAACACTGGGGGCTTGACTCGGAGGGGCAGGACCTACATCGAACGCGATCTTGCTGTTTCTCTGGTTGTCCTTCGGCTTCAGGTGCTGGCAAAACGGTATCTCCTGAATCAGTCTCAGGGTGAAGGTACTGAAGTCATCCGCCCTCTGCTTGGATGCGGATACCACTAGGACATTCAGCGTGGGGTCGTGAAGGAGCCTCCAAACGACATATGCGCTTGTCAGCCAGCTCTTCCCGACCCCACGGAATGCCTGAATGACCCGTCTGCGGGGTCCCTTTTGCAGATATCTGGCGATGTCCAGCTGCACGGGCGTTGGCTCAGGAAGCCCAAGATGATCCCACGCAAGACAGACGAAGTTGCGGAAATCCTTGAGCTTGTCCTGAGCCTCGCTCATGCGGCCTCCTCCTCATCGGGATCGAACGGCATGACCTTGGCTAGGTTCAGCAGCGGTTCGCTGTTCCTGATCGATCCGTCGATCCCGTTGTCCTTCAGGAACTGACGGGCGACATTCAGGTCTGCGGCGTTGGCCTCTCCGGACTGGATTCGTTCCAGAAGGGCGAGTCCGACACCTTCATGAAGCTTCTTTAGTAGTTCTTCCATGGTTCATTCTTTCGGAATCACAGAGGACCCGGCCCACCACCCGTCATTCCTGCTGAAGTAATGCAATCAAACTGAGCGATGATGGTTCCAGTGTCGTATTCCTTCAAGGTGACGGTGAAGGTTGAAGGAGCTGCATTTGCACCACCAACTACCCCATCGTATCCAAATGCTAGGTATTGATTTGGGGAAACAACAAATGCCGTTCCGTGTGGAACATCCATGAATCCTTCATCAAGTGGAGAAGAAGAAGAATTCCATGCGGGTTCTCCATCTTGAAATGGAACCAGCTGCTGATCAGCGTACAAACCAACTCCAACAGATACACCGAACATATATTCCACTTTAACTCTGATTGGCCTGTCGATTCCCGTGATCTGGTGCTGGGCGTAGGTGTACAGCAGGTCTACCGTGTCGTATCCAATCGGCGTGTATGAAATGGTGTCTGGAATGACATCTTCGGTTGCAGCCACTCCTGTTCGATTTGGGAACATCTTGATAGACACAAAGTCAATATCTGCATGGGGATGATTGGTGGTCGTGTAGAGATCATCCTTTCGGAAGAACACACCGCACATCATCGCAGAACTCAAGCGATCAGCTCCAAGCCCATGCATGTATCTTCCATCACCAAAATCGGTGATGGTTGTCACCAACTCTCCGTTGATGTAATACCTGATCCAATTCCCATACTTGCTCGCCCATACTCTGAGTGTCGCCCATTGATCCCATGGAGCACTTGTGTTGGTTACCTTGGTAGACACTATTCCACCGAAACCCGCAGCAGCATAGTTATGAGTGCTTCTTATGTTGTGAATTTGCCAATTAGGATTTAGCCTTGAAGCCAGAAATAAAGCTCCACCGCCTAGTTCAAGTTTTCCGGTTGAGGTATTAAATGGACTATGTCTTGGCATAATTCCAACACGGAGGGTGGCGTTGGTATTTGTGTCTCCGTTGAAGTTAACACGAACCCGAGCAGTCACATCCACTTCGCAATCACCGATGTTGTAAAACGGATTCTCACTAGTAACTAGATCGGTGAGCCAGCATCGGACAAGACCATCGGCTGGAGCAGCATTCGACCAAAAGTTAATCATGGTCCAACGCATGAACCCATCGCTCAACGAGTCGGTTGAGTTTATCCGGCTAACTGTTGGTGATTTGGCAGCGATATTGGCTGCCCCGTTTCCCGGTTGAATTACAAGGCTATTTCCTGTAGGCGTTGCTGTAAGTCCGTTGGCCAAATCTAAAGGTCTTCCAACGACCGACTGCGTCTGTGGTTTGATATATCCGTTGCTCCAGTACTTCACGCACTGAGTTGGATCGTCTTCCCTCACATCAAGGGGGTAGAAGACAGATCTCAGGGAGATGTCGGGATTATCCATAATCACGCGATCCTTTCATGCAGGTATCGGTAGCGCATGAAGTCAACGCTCAATGTCTTAACAGAAGTTGTGGCTGTTCCAAGAGTGTACGCCTCGACTCCAACATTCAATCCCACCGTTGCCGATGTATTTGGAAGTGGGCCAGATGTGCCACTTCCAGTTCCTCCTGTGGTGGTTGGAAAGATTGTTCCCACAACCACACCATCAATGGTGTAGCGGGCAAAACTTCCATTCTTCGGGATGTAGATTCCGTATGTATGCCAGAGAGAATAGTCAACCGATGCCACCGCTTGAGTTACGCTATATCCAGCTGCGATAGAAGCATCAAACTCATTTGAAGCATCAATGTTTACCGCGCCTCCCGGAAGAAACCTGAATACTACAGCCGATTTTGGTGTTCCACTTTGAGTCGGGGTGAACAAGTGATCGCAGAAGAATCCAAGTCGAACGCTCATTCCTCCTGTTGCAGTCCGGTCGAACTTAAGACGGACTAGGAAGTCCATTTCCGCATATCCAACCTTCAATGTGGCTGCTGGATCGGTCCTGAGTCGATCAGCAATCCTGCTTTGAGTATCGATTGCTGTCGGATTTGCCGCAACAATGGTGGCAACTCCATGGATATTCGGATTGATTCCAAATAGTCCCGAATATGTCGGAGCTGCGAAGCCGCTTGAAGCAGTCTGCTCGGTCTTCCAGTCGGAATACGGAGTACCGAAGTCACTGAAGATCCTCGTGCCGCTCAGAGGATCCAACTCCTGACCAATCGATCCGCCGCCAAGAGTCGCCACCAGAGGTACTGAGAGTCTCGACATGTTTCAATCCTTTCAGATGACGAGGAAGACGGTGGTGGTTCCACTGGCTGCCGTGATGTTGGCCCGCATGAATGGAAACAGGGCGATGTACTGTCCAGCGGAAGATGTCACTCCTGTGACAACTGGAATGAAATTGACTCCGTTGGCACTTCCCTCAATGGTCACAGTGCCGTTCCCAACGACCTGAACATGTCCGGTGTTGTTTTTAGTCTGAGGAAGGAATGCGGTTGCCTGAACCCCGCTGGTTGTTCCACTGTATAGGTTGAATGGCTGCATTTTCTGTCCTTATGGGAGAAGTTTGACAACGAATCCTGCGATCATGGAGATGACTCCAGCTGCTCCGAGAATCATGAACTTGTTCTGTTCCAGTTCCCTGATTCTCTTTTCCAGAATTTTAAGTTCCTGTTCCTGAGCCCGCATGGTTGTCATCAGGGCGTCCACCTTTCCCTCAAGACGGCCAAGGGCCAGCAGGATCTCCTCGTTCACGGATCATACCTCAGTGCCTTGATTGCGTACCGGAGACGGCCAGTGCCGCCGATGGACGAGATGGTCGGGACATTGAAGTTTGGATCCGTTCCTCCGAATGTGTTTCCGATGACTGCGAACAGGTCGGGGTAGTTCACCTTGCTGTAGGAATCACCGTTGCAGAGAAGCCAACCCTTCGGCATGGTCAGGGATGTCAGGATCTGAACCGTTCCAATAGGAACCTGCTGATCGTTGAACGCAGGTGTGGTCATGCTTGGATGCAGGAGTGTTAGAGCCATCGGATGATTCCCTTGTCAGGATACTCGGATTAGGATGACTTGGAATGCCCTGTTGTTGTTCAGGTTCCAAGATGTGTTCGAGGTTGAATATGTTGGAGCCGATCCAGTCGTGATCACGACATTAGTCGGGCCAGTATCGATTCCTCCTCCAGCTGCTGTTTCAAAGCGGGACCACATGATCATGCCGTGCCAAGTTCCAACAGTGCTTCGGGTTTTTGCAAATCCCGTTCCTGCGGCTGTCTGCGTGAAGATCGGACTTCCAAGTGTCGGCGTTTGAACGGTGATGATCCCATCCGTTCCGACAAGAAGCATGGCCATTGCTCCAATCCTGCTCGCATCGGTCGTGTAGCTTTCCAGATACGACTTCGATACGGCGTGGGAAGCAGAGGTTGGAGTCGGGATGTTCTCCGTGATGTCGGTGATCGCTGTGGCAGACAGGGTTCCGCTTGAATCGACCTTCATGAACCTGTTGCTTCCGGACGAGGTGAAGCCGCCAGTTGTGTTCAGGTTGGACAGATTCAGGGTCCCGGCAACCAACTTGTCGTTGCTGATGGTTCCAGAGGCGATCTTGGCCCCTGTTACCGCAAGGTTGGCGATCTTGTTTGTTGTCACCGCCTCGTTGTTGATCTTGGCTTCGGTGACCTGAAGGTTCCCAATCTTTACCGTGGTGACTGCGCCATCCACCAGTTCGCTCGTGTTGACCGCGTTGTCGGCCATCTTGTCGTTTGTGACCGAGTTGGAGGCCAGCTTTGGTGCAGTGACCGCCCCATCCTGAATGTTAGCGGTGGCGATGCTGTCGATGGCCATGTACTGGTTGGTCACCGACGAATTCGGCAGTGCATCAAGTGCGCTTCGTGCGATTCCGAAGTTGCGGATGGTGATCGATGCGCCGTTTGCCGGGGTATTCCCAGCTCCGAACACGATGCTGCTGGAATTGATCGTGTAGTTGGCGGGGTTCTGAATCACGCCGCCGACCTCCACGATGAACATGTTGGGGTCGGTGGAAAGAGGACTTGGGCTCAAGGTGAATGTCAGCAATGAGCCGTTTCCAGTGGCGGTCCAAGACTGGGGAACGGTGACGCCAGTGCCAAACAGAGCCACGGCATCCAGTTGCGACTTAGTCACGGCATCCGAGATTTCGATGCCCGGTGACATGTTCGTCAGCCTCTTCAGCTCCCCGTTCCAGTTCAGGCCATCCGTGGTGGGACCAAGAGCTCCGCTGCCTGTGTCGTTGGCCTCCTGAACGATATGCAGGATCCCCTTGAATCCCTTGTCCAGCTCCGTTGCCGTCAGGACGGATCCATCGGAGAAGTCAACGATGTTGGCCGCAAAGGTCGCTGATGTGCTGGGGGTCTGCCGTGCGATCTTCACGGTGGTTCCCGTGGCGGGAGCGGTGGAGAACACGACATTCTCGTTGGCCCCCGC